CCGCCTTACGAGTCGTTGCAAAATAAGTTAACAAAGTTTTGTTAACGCTGCCGCCGACAAATACACCCTTTAATGTATTGGCTGTGATAGTACCTTCTACCGCAACAGGTGTGCTAAAACTNATACTCGTACCGCTTACCGTTCCTACAGCTACGTGGGGTGAGGCTGCGGCCTGAGAAAGGTACAAGATTTTATTAGCATTGCTGTCAAACACCATCCCGCCTGTACCTTGAGTTGGAAAGGCATGAGCAACTTGGATGGCTAATGCTTCTGAGCCAACAGACAAACTATTTCCGCTTACAGAAACTACGCTGGCATAGCCATAATATGTACTACTTTTGTAGTTTCTATAGCCAACAACCGCTTTTCCTGCGTTGCTATCAAAACAACAATTTCCATTGTCGCAATAATTACCGCCGCCTTCAGCAATAAGCGTATTTACACTGCCCCAAGAAGTGGTTGTTCCACTTACCGTTCCAACATATCCAAAAAGAGTGCCACTAATAAAAGCAAAAAAGAGTAATTTATCTGCGGCAGTGTCATAAACAGAGCAAGTTTCATGATAATTAACAGATGCTATGACAACAGGCGTCCCAAAACTTATACTTGTGCCGCTTACAGTACCTACTACCGCACAAGGGTAACCGTTTGTGTTTGTTCTTTCGTAGGTAACAAGAACTTTACCCGTGTCTGGGTCAAAACTAGCAAAGGTATCAAATACCCGCCCTGCCGTATCTACATTTGTAGCCGAATAATAAGAAGAGGTCATAACCGACACAGTGCCGTTTGTATTAAGGCCAACTATAGCACCATTTCCTATTGCGCCAGAAGCTACAAACTCTTGTTCACCGCCACCCCCAGCGTCTGCCCATTGCGCTACACCCGCGCTGGCGTATCCCAGCACTTGGCCTGTTGCGCCACCCGATGGGATCTCCAATTTGCCAGTGTTCAAATTGTTGAAATTTGCATCGACTTCGTTATGAGTAAGGGCGCTGCCCTTGCCAGATCTGGTGACTATTGTGGCCATGTTATTAATCCAATGTGATGTCGATTTCGCCAGCGTTCACGCGCAGAACATCGCCAACCGCGACTGCCTTGCTGGTGGTCAGCGCCGAGTGAACGATCATATCGCCGCCGGATGCCGCCGTGAATACGCCGACATGCGTGACAGTTCCCCAGGCGTTGCCCGTACAGGCTGGGTATTCAATGGCGCCCGAATTGGTGGCCAGGTTGCCGCTGACGGTCCAAGCGGCCGTCTGGCGAACGTAGCCATTGCCACTGACCTCATTGCCGGATCCGGCGTCTGTCGGATCGCTGGTAAATAATGCAAGATACCAGGCGGTCGGTCGGCTTACTGATGTCGTTGTGAACACGTAGTTGAGTACGTGCGTCTCGTAAGTATTTGAAAGGCTCATGCTGTTCTCCTGTTTGCTGGCGCCATTCCCCGGTGGCGCAAGCGCAGCCCGGTGCCGTTGTATTTTGCGGCGTGTGATGAGTTGGTGATTTCGTTGAGTGCGCGCTCTGCCAGGGCCGACCAAACCTGGATCCGCTGGTCTTCGCCGAGATAAGGCGCAGAGTGCGTGAGAGCGCCGTACAGGTACAAGTCTGGATTGCCTTCTAGCAACCAATTGGTGGCCGTACTGTCGCTCAGTGCGTCTATTTTCGCGTAGTAAATCAGTTCAGAAGTGTACGCCACGTCAGGCGTTGGAAAGACCTCAAATTGGCCGTCCACAAATGCGTAGTAAGCGGGGCGCCCGGCAACGTCATTGACGTTCCTTCGCATCTCCATCAGTTGCGCATTCGACGCTAATTCGATCGGATAGGTGCCATCGCCCATGACCTGGAAGCGGATCGTTTCAAGCCAATCGCTGGGCTTGGCGCTGTACTGCGTGTCAATTTCAGCGCTGGCGCGTTTTTCCATTTCAAAATGCCGGATGCGACGATTAAAATCGGCTTCGGCCAAGGTGATAAATGTCGGGATCACAGCCGTTAGGTCATCGCGATTTAGAAAATCGCCGATCGCACTTTTTAAGGTTGTGAACGTGAACGACATTTAAAATCCCTCTATTCTCAGTTTTTGGTAATCGCCCTGGATTAACTTTCGTTTGGCGTATGCCATATATGCCTTAGTGCCGACCGCATGGCCGCATTCTTGCGCCCAGGTCTGAGCGATCGTGTTAGGCACCCTGGCTGCCAGGCGGCCATTGCGGCCATAGTTCGGCATCTCGTCGTAAACCGATCTCAGGCGCCCGTTGGCGTCCAACAACGGCTGAACATCCTCGGTGGTTTTGACGTATACGTGGCCGTCCTGTTCTTTAATCATTCTTGGCTCCGATTAGTGGGTGGGCGCCCAGTTGCCTGGACGCCCAAACTGTTTAGGACGCTTGGATATCGCGGATCGCGCCTTGCGATTTTTCCGCGTCTACCTGTAGGCCGTATTCGCAAGAAATCAGCTTGCGCTCAGAGTGACCTGTCTTGGCCAAATCTTCCTGCTTTGTGGTCTGCAAGTAACAGACGCGCAGATAGTTTGGATCCAACACGTACGCTTCACGCGCCAGGCTGAAGCGCGATGGCACCACTTGAAGTTCGCCGAAATCGGTCACGATGAAATCAACCGCACCAGAGATCCGCTTGTCATCGGCCTCTTTGTAGCGGGTCGAGTTCCCAGTAAACGTGGACGAGATCTTCTGCTTGATCGCCGGGCCAACCAGAACCATGCTCGGATCCGCGCCTTCCGTCCAACACAGTTGCACGACATTGTTCAACATCGCCTCTGTGATGGTGCGCAGAGTGCCGTTCTGATACGCCGCATTCGGATACCCGGCTGCGCCAGTTCCCGATGTAGTAGGCGCTGTACCGCCGCTGTGCTTGTCCACGTTTGTGATCAAGAATGCAGACAGACCAGCGGTCGATCTGGCAGCCGATGCGGAGCCAGCACTGGCCGCTGTATTGGCGCAAAGCATAGTTTCCATATCGCGCTTTAACTCACGCAATTTGAGTGCCATTTGCTCTGCCATCGTTTGAGCATTGGCAGCGCCATTGACCGCTTCGTTGGTCGATGATGTCTCAACGACTTTGTCCGAAAGCTGAACGTAGTTCTGCACTCTGACAGGCAGTGTCGCGCTGTCATTGCCTGGAGCCGCTTCGCCTTCAATCACCCGGTTGGATGAATTGACCGATGCAAGCTCAGTTACTGGCCATTCAAACAACGTATTAGATACGTCCTTGGTGCCAGCCGCTTGCATAAGCGGCGCATCGTCTGGTGAGATCGAAATCAGAGCGTCTTGCAGATCGTCTCTGAGGGTAGTGACCGCATACGTTTGTACGGTATTTGAATTAACAGCCATTTGCTATTTTCCTGAGTTCATGATCCAGGCCGCGACATCTTGCGTGGACCCGGTTCGTTTCATTTGTGAACGCGCCGCCTGGGCTTGTTTTTGCTGGCTGGTTGACTGAGTTCTCCGCGCACCTGGCTTGATCGCGCCGCGTTTCATTTCGGCGGTATCGACGTTGCCACGGCTCTCAAATTGGTGGAGAGCGTGTAGTGCAGAAACGAAACGGGGATCCGCTTCGTTCTTCATTTCGGCTTCGCTAAAACCATACTTGGCGCCAGTTTTCATCATTGCCGAAATCGTCTCTGGGCCTTTTACCGGGTCTTTTAAGATCGGTATTCGTTCCATAAGATTTGCGGCTTCTTGCTGCACATATTGATCGCGTTGGGCCTGTTGCTGGGCCTGTTGCTGTTGCTGCAAGAGATACTGTTGCTGTTGTAAAGTTTGGCGCTCGGCCTGGGCCGCTCGAAAGTCTTCCATTTGCTCCAGGTATCCAATTGGATCTGTTTCGCGGAGACTTTTGTTTGGCGGTGTGAGATCGTCAGTTTGCAGCCGCTCATTGACCTGGGCCAATGCCTGAGCGTATGCGTTCGAGGTTTCATGCGCTTCGGCCTTTGCTGCTTCAACGGCCTTACGTTGTTCAGCGACTTCGCGCATTTGCTGTTGGATATACTGTTGGCCAGAGTAGCTTTGGGTTAGTTCCTGCTCGGTGACCTCACGCAATTCGCCATTCACTTTGACTTGATACATGCGCTCTGGTTCGGCTTGGACTTCCGGCTCGTCTGCTTGTTCGTATTCCTCGGTTATTTCTTCCGGCTGATCGATCTGATCATCGGACATAGTTTCTTCGACAACCGCCTCATCTGAGGTCTGTTCGACAGGTGCCTCGGCGGGTTGCATGATAAGGTGTTCGGCAATCGACTTGTGGTCGTTTGCATTCATTTCTGTAGTCGCGTTATCCACGGTGCTACGGCCTTTTTTTGGTCTTTCTTTCGGCCATTCGCGCATCGTGCAGCACGCGCTGCATTCGATCAGTCAAATGTTCCATTGCGCGGATCAGCAGCCGCGCCTCTGCGATTTGGTCTTCGGTGCTGTCGGGTGCCAGGAATATTGCTACCTGGTCCGATTTTACCTCGGCCATTAGTTCCTCAAATACGGGGTCGGTCATAATTGCTTTGACCCGATCTGCCCGTTTTCCGATATCCATTACATCATGCCCTGTTCGCGCGGCGCGGCCTGTTCGGCCCTCACTCGCTCGACATCAACTGACGTGCCATATTTGCCCAAAATCTCAGCCACTTTGACCGCCAGATCCTGTACCATTTGATCACGACCACGATCGTCAGCCATCGCCATTTCCTGTTGTCTCAACTGCATATTCGCCTGGGCCTTTTGGCCTTCAAGCTGCAATTTCATCATGTCGCTCTGACCGCGCTGTTGCGCCTTCATTTGCTCGACTTGTAAGAACGCCGCATTCGGGTCTGGCTGGCCTTGCTGCGCCTGTTGCTGCGCTTGCTGGGCTTGCTGGGCCATCAACGCTTGTTCGCTTTCCATCGTGAGCGGTAAGAAATAACGATCAGCGTCCTTAATCCCGGCGGCCGACAACAGATCGGCGGCGGTATTGCGGAACTGATGCATCATCACCAACCCATTGCCTGGGCCGTATTGCTGCAAGATGCCTTGTTGGATTTGCATTGCCTGTTGCAGCGCCGCCTGGCGTTCCTCGGCCCGGCCAGTACCAAGCCCCACGTTGCAGGTCATATCTGCATCGGCTTGCCAAGAGGACGGGTCCACCGGCACGAAATTGCCATTTATACGCATGACAGTTTCTTTGTCCTGGTGCTGAATGCTAAGATGCAAAATCAGCTTGAACAACTGCGTCATGCCGCCTTCGGCCAGGTTGCGCGCCATCACCTCAGTTTGGCCAGCGGCGGCGGCCATCTGAGCCGAAACTGCCACGGCCGTTGTCGATTGTAGTTGGTCTGGATTTAAGCCCTGGCTGGCGCGCGTGATCCCGGTTTTGCTTTCGATCATCTGATCCATGTATTGCAGCGCTGGCAATGTTTGCCCAGCCGCAAATGGCACGGTTAGATCCTGGATGGCGCCAGGCGATCTGGCTCTTATCACGGCCCCAATTTCATTATTTAATACATCGTCGATTGAAACAGCATTTTCTTGCACAACCAGACGTGGAGTATTAGTCATCGCCACGTTGTCTAAAATGCCCCGCATGATGCTGGTGGACGCATCCTGATCGTCGCGGATTAGATCAACGATTGAAGTGCCAAAGAACGAATGCGGTTCCGGCGAAATTTCGAAAACGGCAAACGGGATCTTATCGATAGGTTCGGCGCTGAGTAGCGTATAGGATCCACCGCCCAGAACGAACCGATATAGTGACGGTATCCCAGTGCCAAACGTGTCAACGCGCATGTAAGCCTCAGAGACAGCGACCAGGCGCATCGATACGTCCTGGTTGCCTTCGTTATCGTCTGTGCCAGCCGTGACGCTATAGCCGTGACGCGCGCTGCGCTCACTGTCGCGGGTTTCATCTGCATCGCCCAGGGCGCTTAAATCGGCCACTTCGTCGAACTCGTAGCCCAGCGCGACCAAATCTCCGACCCGCATCTCGGTGCGGTGAACAACGCAATAGGCGTCTTCTAGGCTGCGCGCTTCGCGATTAACGAAAAATTCCTCTGGCGGGATGCTGTCTATCTTAATCTGCCCGGTGCGCTTTTTGCGCGCCACTCGGCACGATATAATCGGCGTTTCAATGTCCAT